TCATAGCCCGACCGCATTTCACGGCCCGCACGCTCCCACGCTTCTTCAGCGATCTCCGTGAAGTCCATGTCAAACGAGGTTGTGCCTGATGTCGTCATGATGTCGCCCAATCACCCTTAAAAAACGCGTCAACTTCGTCTAACAGTGCAGACCTTGATTTGCGACGGTCAAGCTCAATACCATATTCACGCATCAAAGCCTCAAGCTCTTTCTTAGTCATGCCCTTGTAGTCTGGGACTTTCTTAGCTTTTGGCTTCGTTTTTGCTTTTTTAGCCGCTACAGGCTTTACACCCATAGAGTCAAGTTTTGCCTCTGCCTGACTTTTAGTCATCAGGTCAAAGACCTTTACGTCATAGGTACCGTCGGCGTTTTTTACGCCTATCTGATACACTGGCTCCCCTGTAGAGAACCTGCCATTTTGGAAGATTTGCATTATTTCTCCCCTCTCTTTCGTTTGGCTGGAGATACTCTACGCGGCTTACCAGCGGGTTGCCCCAGCCGTTTCTTTTCGGTGATCTTTTTGCGTTTCTCAGAAGCGCTCATCTCACCGCTCGTTTTAGGAGTCTTACTGGACACTTTCTTTGTAGGTCTACAATAGGGTGTCCCGCGTTTCTCCCCTTTCTTTCGTCCACAAGCCTTACCAGTACGCACGTCCTTCCAGTCCTCTTTGAACCAGCGTTTAAGTGCAGCACCTTTTGCAGTCTTGCGAACAGCCATTACTTACCTGCCTTTTTCTTTCTGCATTTAGCAATGGCACCTGATGCGTAAGCGGACGGGAACACCTTATACGACGCCTTTACCTTGTGGTAACAAGCATCTTTTACTGTCCCGCCCTTTTTGTAGCTTTTCTTACTACAACTAGAACATCCGCAGCAATCGTTGCGGTAGTATCTACGCATTAGGAACCCTTCATCTTCACCATTTTACATGGACGAACAGCGCCGCCACGGGCCATACCACAGCCGCGAACTTTGCCACCAGACTTCATTTTCTTGACCTTGCCGCCTTTGTTCATCATAGGCATTTGAGGCATTCCGGGGCCACCTTCACGCGGGTCCCGAGGCTTCTTCTTGGGCTTAGGGGGTAATGGTCTGGGTGGAGCCATCTCAGGCGCTGGCATACTGGGCGTACGACGTTTACGACCTTTCATCGTAGACTCGTCTTGCGGTGCTTCACGCATCATTGAGGCCATACCGCCCATCTGATACTTCTTCACCTTACCGCCTTTTTTCATTTTGCCTTTACCGTCGGCAGCATAATCAGGGACCATCTTTCCATCTGGACCTTTGACCATATTTAGCTTACCGCCAGCTTTATAACCTTTCTTCATCTTCATGAACTTCTCTCCTACTTTCTTAGGAACCCCTACTTCTTCAGCGAACTCGGGGTTGTTTGCTACTGCTGCCATAAATCGTTGCTGTTTCTTAGATTTAGCGGGCATCCTGTCACCTCTTAATTGAGAACCCATCTGCGAACGAGTAATTGCCATATCAACAATTCCATTTACGCAGACTCTTGTTAATGCGGCTGTTCGGATCGTTAGCTGTCTTCGAGCTAGTATTGCGCTTCTTCATACCTTTCATGCGAGCGCAAAACGACTTACGACGCTTCGCCGCCTTAGAGCCTTTTTTGAGTTTGCTGGGCTTAGTAGTAACCGCTGTCTTGAGCTTACTGCCGGGATTTGCCCGACGATAACTCGCAACACCTTTCTTATTAAGACCACCAGACTCGCTCTTACCTTCCTTGCGTGTCCACGCAGGAGTTTTTACGGAGCCGCCTTTTTTATAGTAAGCTCTCATAGTCCACTCCTCTAACTATAGAAGAAGGTCATGGCGGTGATATTCGTCGCCGTAGACACGTAAACGTCTGAAGAACAACGGATACCGTCATCAGGAATGTTAACTGAGTGTGAATCGGATGCTAGAAAATCAATATCCAGCACTGTGGCACCGCCATTACCGTTAGTAATAGTCAGACGCCCCGCTCCTGCACCAGTAAGAACCTGTAGCTGACGAACACGCGCTGGCCCTACAGCCAACGACCCCGTACCAGTCACCCGTTTCGTTAATACATCAGAGGACATGGGCTACCTCCTTATCCAGCAGATACTGTTAGAACACCTGAGTTGCTATACAGTTGACCTGCAACAGAAGGATCAGAGGTTGGTAAATCTTTGAAGATGATTACGCTGTTCGTACCGTCGTGAGCAATCGAGATGTTCTCGGTTACTGTGCCAGTACCGGCAGCTTTTGAAATGTCCTTAAAACCATTCTCGGAACGGACTGGACCTTGGAACGTAGTATTAGCCATGCGAATCTCCTGTCTCGGCTAGTGTCAGTTTCACCACGAAACTGTCAGGGATTAACTTCTTATAACACATAAAACAAAAGGGGGCAAATAAATTGCCCCCTCCGTTAATTAAGCACCCGGCGAACCGAAGATACCTAATGGGTCACTTACACCAAATGAGTAACGCTCACGGGCTTTATAGCGACTGTTGCCTGTATCGAAATCAGCATCCATAGAGGTGCTCATTGGGGTACGAACAAAGTGCTTTAGACCGTTAGGAACGTCAGTCATAAGGAACCAAGCGTCTGTGTCAGTCAGATAGTGGTTAACAGTGTAACCTTCTGGGATAGAACCATTGTTGCGAATCGCGTTCAGGTCATTATCCGCAGTTCCAACACGACCTTCGGTTTCGAGCAAACGAGTTGCAACAAACTGAAGATTGGGTGGAATTACCAACTTACGAGGCTTAGCTGCAATCAGCAGACCACGCTCATCCGTCCAACCTGCAATCTGAATAACGGCGGCTTCAAGAGAAGTCTCGTTAAGGTCAGCAGCAACGGTTGGGCGGTTTGAGTTAGACCCGCCAGACACCAATGGGTGGTCGGTCGCACAAAGTGCTTTACCGTCACCGTAAGTCGTGCCAGAAGCAAATGCGTTGTTCAACACAGATGCGCCTTTGACTTGCTTGGTGTACGCCATAGCGCGAGCGAGAGCCTTGGTGTAACGAGCAGACAGTGAGTCATACAAGTTATCTTCGATAGCTTCCTCAGTAATAGCGAAGCCCATCGCCACGGTCTCGTGCGTGTAGCGTGCAGTCCATGCTTCTTGAGCATTGTCATACTCAATCGCGGCACCTTCATCTTTAACAGGTGCTGCTGAGAAGCCGGATAGCTTGGTTTCCTCTTCAAATGAGCGATCTGAAGATTCTGTTTCATAAATTTCGGCGTGCTCTTCACCGTATTTTGCGTACTCCATTCCGAACAAAGCGTTCAGGCCGGGCAGGAGTTCTTTAAGTAACTGGGCGCGTGAAATAGCCATTGTCTACTCCTCCTTATACGCCAGTCGTGTTGCTATACTGATGGCCTGCGTTCCATTTAACGTAGGCTTCGGTATAACCACCCGAGCTGTTCTTGGTTTCCTCGACCAACCCGACAATACGGAATGGAAGAGTATTAGTGGTTGCAGACGTGTCAGAGATCGCACAACGAGAGTTACCCGAAGTGGAATCACCAGTGTTGTCTACACCCGCGACGTTTGCACCAACATCAGTCTGAGCAAGATCACCAATAGTTGTACCAGAAGATACAACAGCGGCCTTGAACAGAATATCGGTACCATCTGCAATAAATGCTTCAATGTCAGATGCGGCGGTGCTTGCAGGATACGACTGACGCCATACCTTGTAACCAAGGTTAGGGTCGGTGTATGTGCAACCGAGGAAGACACCAATAGGTGTCATGGCAGCATCGAACGTATCACGTTCAATAGTGCCTCCGGTGACAAGTTTAACAGCGTCTCCGTAAAAAATGGAGGTAGCATAGCCACTAGCAATAGGCATGTGACGAGTTACACCCACGAAAGGAGAGCCGCTCAACAGTTTCACCGGAACTAGGCCGTAAGGCCCGCTTACAGTAGGATAAGCCATTTTAAGCTCCTATTTAAGTTCCGTTACCAAATGTAACCTTCGATTTCCTGTCGTTAAACAAGGGCATACGAGGGTCGTTCTCGCGCATCAAGTTGTTGTCAACGGACTGCATCTGAGAACGTGCTTGTTGACCATAGTAGTCATTACGTTCTTCGACGAGTTCTTCTGGAGCTTTACACAACAATAGGCCACCAATCACTACGTTGTCTTTGAATCTATCGTTTTCGATAGTAACAAGCGTAATTTCTGGATGGTCTGTTGCCTTTACAGGCTCCCAACCTTCGCGCAGTTTGGAGGAAACATTCGTGGCATCAACGGTACCCAACGAACTCACTCTGATCCAACGAAATTCATAACCCGGCTCGGGATTCGGTGCGGGTAACACCTCTGGACGCTGCCAAGCCTTTTTACGGGTCGTTTTTTCACGAGATTCGTGTTCTCGATTTATACGATTTTCAGCCATTTTCTTTCCTCATATCTAATGCAACCTGTTTGGCGTACTGTTCTGGGGTAAGACCTAAACGTTTTGATAAAGTCAGTTGTGTCTGCGTTAACCTAATTTTCTTAGGTGCTGTGCTCCGCGTAGCGGGTGCAACCACATTGGACTTTCTCTTCTGTTTCCGTTCTACCTCCGGTTCATCCTCGAAGTTCTCGGGGAATAACTGTCGCATACGAGAGTCAATTCGCTCGTAGTAGTCATCACTTTGAGGGCTTACGCCCTCGTTGACAAGTTTATTGTGCAACCCCAGAGCATAACTTGTCATCTCAACATCCTGATTGAACCAAGGGTTAGCTTCTTGCCAAGCTGATGCCCTTTCGTCAATTTGAACAGGCTCTGGAGCGAGTTCTGTTGCAACCTTAGCAGGAGTTTCATCCTCCTGTAAAGCTGGTAACTTGAAATTATTTAACCTATCGGACTTAATCTTAGCGTTCGTTAGGTTTTCTTGTGCAGCAAGGACGCCATCTGAGTCACCAGCTTCATACGCGTCTTTATACTGCTTTTTAGCGGATTCTAGTTCAGACACCGCACTTTTCTTAGCTTGCTCAAGCAGCGCTGACTGATTTTTGTTTACGTTGGCTTTGAGTTTTTTATTCTCTTCCACAAGTTGTTGAGAGAGTCTTTCCAACTCTTCACGCTCTCGTTGAGCCGCTTCTTTAGCCCTACGTTCATCGTGGTAGCCCTTACTAAAGTGTTGGATACGCTTTCGGACTTTCTCCGAATAGTCTTCCAACTCTTCATCAGTAACGTCTTCGGGTGGGTCAGATGGTTTGCGATTACGATCCGCTTTGGGCGTGTCATCAACCACTTCAATCTCAAGTCCGTCGTCATCGTTATCCACTTCACTTTCAACGACAGCTTCAGCTTTCTTAGCTTTTGCTTTAGCTTTTCTACCACCTATATCAACCTCTTCCGCACTGGACGGTTCGACGTCTATGATGACGTCCTCCTTTTCTTTCTCCCCATCGGGGAACTCAAATTCTACTTTTTGAAATGGCATATTTTATCTCCTATACTGCCATGATCCCACGGGGATCAGGGATTACGGCTTCAACAGAATCGTCGTTCATCAAACGAAACTCTTTACCATTAACCTTGAAGCGTGTGCCCGTATTCATACGAAACATCACGTAATCGCCCTCTTTACACCAAGGGCCTTCAGGGAACCTGTCTTTATCACTGTATGCGTCTGCACCCATGTCAATGACTACACCCATGATCGACGTAATGTACTCGCGGTGCATTGCATCAGTCGTTTTAAGCAGGGTGCTACCTTGGTAGTATTCTTCCACGTCAGGTAGAGCAATAAGGACACGGTATCCGACAGGTTTGGGTAGCTGTGCTTCCCAGTCAGCTTCGGAGATTTCACGCTGGATTGGTTCAGCGTTTGCAGCTTCGGCGTCTAGCTTCTGCTGTAGTGCATCAGGCAATTCTAATGTCTGAGATTTAGTCATGGTCATCTTCCATATAGTTACGCGAGAGGTCTTCAATGTGTTGTTTGCCAGCTTCGAGACCCCGAATTAAGCCGACAATCTCTCTATAGTTCGCATAGTCTTTAGCAGACCCTGCGCTTAGAAAGTCCTTTGCAGACGAGACTTGCTCGTCGATACGATCATTTAGCACGTCAAAGACGGTTTTAGCCATTACTCACCTCGTTTCGGCTTGTCTGTCATCATTTTCGCAAGCTCTAAATCGAGTTTGTTGTTGTCCTTGCGACGGCTTGCCGCCACACGAACACCCTCTTTTTGAGCGTCTAATTCAAGTTCCTTCTGATCCAGTTTCAGCTTCTCTGCGTCTAGCATCGCATCAACTTGGTTCTTCTGGGCTTTAAGCTGCAATTCGGCCTGCTTGATCTGTGCTTCCTGCTGATCTTTCGCGGCCTTGCGTTGTACTTCTTGCCCTTTGAGTTGCAACTCTGCTTGCTTCTGCTGGAACACTGGGTCTTGTTGCTGTTGCTGCGCTTGCTTCTGCGCTGCTTCCTGCTGATGGCCCTGCATAACCTGTGCGCCCGCCTCTGCAACCAACCGCGACAAATCCACTTCGATCTGCTCTGGTAGCTCTTCTCCGGGTGGTGGGAGTGGTGCGCCCAACTTGTCTTCGATCTGCTGACGGTACTGGAACCCAAGGTGCTCGGCGATGTGCGCTTGTAGTGACGCCATGATCTGCTGTGCTTGTGGGTTTTGTCCGATCATCTGTGCGATCTGAGGGTCCTGCATAAACGACGTGTGAGCCGCAATATGCGCTTCGTGGTCCTGATAGATAAACGCTCGCATTGGCTTGCCAACAAGTGCGTCCATGTTCTCGCTGACAGGATCGGTAGGCTTCGCATCCTCTCTTGTGGGAACAAGTTTGTCTGCGTTCTTCACGCCCAACACTTCGATCATTTGTCTGTGTAACTGCGGCAAGTCGTATATTTGTGGAGCAGACTGTGCCATTTGGAGCACGGCTTGATACTGCACAACACGCTGCGCCATCGTAGAAGAGTTAGGATCACTGACGGGAATCACATCCACCATCGCGTAATCTAACTGACGTGCGCTGACCTCACCCCGATGCGGCTCGTAGCCGTAATCTTCGGGAGCATACTCCGCCATGATCTCCTTGAGCATCTTAAACTCTTGTTTCATGGCGTAATGGACACGGGCTTGTACCGCAGCCATAGGCTTCAACGTACGCTCTAGGAGCGCCAGCGTTGTACCTACAGGCGCGTTAGCAGACATATCTGAGATGTTCATGTCTGAAATAGCGCCTAGCCTACGTCCTTCGTTCGTTATTTGATTCAGTAAGGCGAGAAGGGTCTGGCTAGGTTCTTTGTAGGGAAGCGGCATGATGTTGTCGCGGATCGACCCGCTAGGTACATCGACGTCCTTCCACTCGCCGGGTTCAATCGGCGTATCATCACCCTTGATACGGAGTCCTCTGGACTTCAAACCGCCGGGGAGGTTCGACAAGGTTCCAGCATCAACAAGCTGTCGTATCAAGGATGTGCCTGCCCGTGCATACCCACCAATGATGTGTATGAGGCCAAGCCCGTAAAAGCCAAATCCCGGCACGTATACATAGTGTACGAAGTGCTGACGCTTCAGGTACAGGTCGTCTTCTTCGTTCCAGTTACGGCGGATAGAGAGGATTTCACCAGAGCCACGCTCAATAGTAACCACGTAGGGCTTGGCAATATCCTCTTCTGAATCGTCAACGCCTTCAATAACAAGGTCCGCGTGGACTTCGTACAGGGCGTAACGATTGTCGTCGGTGAGCGAGAACCCGCCTTCTTCTGCTTTACGTTCCTCGATGTCTGAGTGGTAAGGCTGTGGTTCACCAAGCTCTACATCTCTGTAAAAGCCCGCTGCCTGCAACTTCCGTAATTCGTTCTTTGTCTTACGCATTACGTGTGTGACACGTTCTGCTGTCTCGATGTGACTCGCGCCGTAGGGCACGATAACGTCTTCTGCTGGGATATAGATAGCTACCTGACGCCCTGCATTAGGGTCGTAGTAAACCTTCTTAAACGCGCTCCCAGCGAGTCCTAGACTGTATAGCAGGCGCTCATGCTCTGGGCGATACTCCACCATACGATCAGTCAACTCGTAGTTCATGTCCGCTTTAACACGCTCAGCAGCCTCGATCTTCTCCTTGGTATCTTCGCCAAGGATTTTGACCTTTACAGGGCCAGCGGCGGGGAAAGTCTCGGACATTGTTTCCGCTTGGAAACGTATCGCGGCTTCTGCCAATACAGTGGAATAGACGCCACACGCGCCCTCCCACGGGTCTGTGCGCTCTTCATACTTGAAGCCCAACACATCCAGACCCTTTACAAAGGTGTCAGCCCACTCTTTACGACCGTCAATATCTGACTCAATGAGGCCAGACAGATCGTCAGAAATCTCTCGTAAGTGTCCGTCGTCCAAAACTTCGGCGAGGTTCATACCAAATTCGGTAAAGTCAGAAATCTCTGGATCAGGTATGATCGTAATCTCCATAGACCCATCACTTAGCGTGACAGCCTCGGGATCAACGATCTCGATCTCTAGCTCCTCTGCACCTTCAAGTTCTGGCGCTTCTTCGTCAAGACCCTGCGGGGCAGAGTAAACACCTTTTTCTATAGCCATTTTCTAACCTCTCAATAATACCCGCCGCGTCGTTGCTTAAAGTATTGTGTTTCTTCCGGTTCATCCGTGGGCAACCTAATAAAGCCCCCTTGCCTAAATCGCATAAGCGCCATCACCGTTGAGTCCACTAAGTCATCATGACTCATAAAAGGGAATCCGGCAATCTCTTCTATCACTTCTTCTGCCCATCTGGTAGGAGGTACCCACACAAGTTCCGATGCGACAATATCTGCTACCGAGTTTAGGCGTGCTAACTTGTCACCTGACCCTCGGTGTGGGGTGTACTCAGAAACAGGTAGCCCCATACGCCGCATCTCTTGATACAGGGCCGTACCCGCAGACTTCTTCTCTACAATAAACGCGTCAGGGTCCCACTCGTCGTACTCTTCCATAGCGAGTTGTTTCAGTTCTGGGAACTCCATACGTTTTTTTATGCTATTAAGCAAAATGATATTGTACGCGTTTACCTCTTCGTTGAAAAATACGCCCCACGTAGTGAGTGCCGTATAGTCCGCACGGTTGTGTGTCTCTGCCGCCGCGTCCAGTGACATGATGATGTACTCACACGAGGGCGGACTGTCTTGTTCCCACAGGTTCCACCACTCACGTTTGATGATCGACGCCTCTTCTGCGGTGGGTTGCTGTTGATACTGGGCATTCCACTGGAACGTCGGCATAGATGCCTTGGTTCGGAGTAACGCCTCAAGGTCAAAGAACTCAGGCCACAGAGGTTTCTCCACGTAGCGGTCGGTCTTTTTGTTTTTCACTTCTAATATGGCGGGAAACTCCACCACCTCATACTGGTCAGCACGAGCATTCTTAGACATGTCGTTTGTCACTCGACCTGTCAGGTCATCCATGTGCCAACGCGTCTGGATTATGGCTACGCGACCTCCCGGCATGAGACGAGTACGAGCACCAAAGGTGAACCACTCATAGGCTTTCTCAAACACCTCAAAGTTCCCGTTAATTACATCTT